TTATCAAAATTTGGGTTAAGTGAACGAAGAAGTTACTTGAAATCCATGTATGATTACTACAATGGTGTAATCGATGAGGAGGATTACAACTATGTGCTAAAGCCATACGGGAAAACAAGAAGTCACTTCCCATCTAAGATGAGGAACTACCCCATCATCAAACCTATCATAGACCTATTGCTTGGGGAGAAATCAAAACGTCCACTAGAGTTCACAGTAACCGTTCAGAACTCTGATGCAGTCAGCATTAAAGAAGAGGCTTTAAAGAATCTAATTCTACAAAATCTAAGGGAGCGGTTCCTTGCAGAGTTAGTAAAATCCGGGCAAGTGGATATGCAACAGGAGCAGGTTGAAGAACCCCCACTCCCTAAGCAAATCCAGGAGGAATTCAATAGGTCTTACAAAGATAGAAGAGCTATTAAAGGGCAAGCTAGCCTTAACTATATAATGTATTTTAATGAAATCTACGATAAGCTTCAAAAGCAGTGGTTTCATTTCTTGGTATCAGGAGAGTGTTATTCACATAAAGGGGTAAGAAGAAACGAACCTTTTTATGAGGTAATAAACCCACTAGATGTAGACTTTGATAAAGATCCTGATATCGACTTTGTAGAAGATGCAGACTGGGCTATCATCAGAAAATTCTCACATGCCTCAACTATCGTAGATGCATACGGGGATTACTTGTCAGAAGAACAAGTACTAGATTTAGAGAACCCAACTCATACTTCATCTGAAGCTTATCTATTGTATAGAGTACAAGCTTCTGGGGCAGATAGCAATATGAATCGTAATAGACTCATTGAGGTTATCACTGTCTATTGGAAGAGTAGAAAACGTATTGGGTTTATGACTTACTTAAACCCAGAGACTGGAGTACCTGAAACAGTATCTATCCAAGATGGATTTAGAGTAACCCCTGAATTAAAAGAGTTAGGGGCTAAAGTAGAATGGGAATGGGTTAACGAAGTATGGGAGGGAACTCGTATAGATGGAAGATTCTATATCAGAGTTAATCCTGTAGCTAACCAAAGAACCAGCCTAGATAACCCATCACTGTGCAAACTCCCAATTAATGGAAGAAAGTACTCTGATATTAACTCTCAAAATGTTTCGATAGTAAGCTTAGGTATTCCTTACCAGCTTAACTATAATATTTATAAGTATCGACTAGAGCTAGCTATTGCACGAAGCAAAGATATTATTGCTCAGTTCGATATTAACATGATCCCTAAGAATTGGGACATGGATAAGTTCATGTACTTTGTAGAAGGTACAGGTATTGCTTGGGTAGATTATAACAAAGAAGGAATTATCCTATCTCCTCAGCATCAGTCTGTACTAGACATGTCTATTAAGACAATATCTCAGTATCTAACTCTCCTTGAATCTATAATGGTTGAATGGGAGAAGGTTAGTGGGGTAACTAGACAAAGACAAGGACAGATGGGCACTTATGAAGGTAAAGCTACATCTCAACAAAGTATTGTACAATCTTCACATATAACTGAAGACTTGTTTAGAAAATTCTCTCACTTTGAACAAAGAGAATTGCAAGGAATGCTAGACTACTCTAAAGTAGCCTGGATAAATGGAAAGAAATCTATGTATGTCCTCCCTGATGGATCTGTAGACGATATTGACGTAGACCCACTAACTCATATGGAAAGTGAGTACGGAATCTTCGTATCAGATGCAGGTAAGGATGTAGAAAGAATGCAAAAAATAGAAGGATTAACTCAAGCAGCACTACAAAATGGTACCCCACTCTCATCAATCATCTCAATCTTTGAAAGCAACAGTTTTGCACAAATTAAAGACAAAGTTATCCAAGCTGAAAAATCTGCTCAAGAACTGGCTAAAGCCCAACAGCAAGCAGAGCAAGAAGCAAAAGCCCAAGAAATGCAAATGCAACAACAAAACTTGCAAATGCAATTAGTGGAGAAAGAGAAGGATAGACAAATGCAGATTGAAAAAGCCTTGATTGCTGCAGAGACTTCTGTTAATGGGAATAGTGCAAGTCTAGAGAAGATGTTGCAGGACTTCCAACTTAAGCAAGAAGAACTAGCACTTAAGGAAAGAGAACTCGATATAAAAGCTCAGCAAGTAAATAAAGAGTAATGGGTTATATAGAAAAACTTCAAAAAAGCTCAGTCCCTGCACTAGTTGTAGAGATGATGCAAGCATCTAATAGACTTCACGTGTTGCACTTAAGTGTAACTGGAAGAGGATCGTTTGCAGCACATAAGACTTTGCAAGAAATATATGAAGCTTTAGTATCACATGCAGATGCAATTGCAGAAGGATACCAAGGAGCTACTATGCAAATTATGTCCTATCCAGAACCAACTGGTCCATCTAAATTGAGTTCTATAGAAGATGCAATCTCTTATTTAAAATCATTGCATGGGAAAATAACCTCAGCACAGAAAGGAATAGAGTTTTCTGAAATAGTAAATGATCTAGATGCAGCTAAGTCATCTATAAACTCTGCTATCTATAAACTTAAATTTCTTAGTTAATGGATAATCAAACTAGAAGGATATTACTTGAAAGAGTAAAGGCTTCTGGTTTCCCAGGGTCTATAATGGATGTGTTTCAAAACCCAACTATCTTAGACCAATATATAGCTGAACAACAGCAACAGCAGCAACAAGAGCCAGTAGTTGCCCAAACCCCTCAAGAACAAGAGCAAGGATTACGCCCGTATCACGAACAAGGGCAAGTAAATCAATCTATGGCTTTCCCAAATGTCCAGCCTGGGCAGAGCTTTAATACAGTAGGGATGAAAATTCCTATTGACATTAACAAGTACAATAATCAAGGACATCTAGTAGAATCTTACAAAGCTGTACCCCCTGGAATATCTAATCTTCCTACAGGCCCTAACGAGGGAATGGTAATTGAATCTCCTGCTAAAATGCAGAAAGGTGGAGTCAGACAAAAAGTTTACAATGACCCTTTAAAATTTGCAGAAGCTAACCGATTATATAATGACAGTTTAGATCTTTATACTCAATTTCCAGCACCAGAATGGATGAGTGGAAATCGTGCTATACCCTGGAGTGAAATAGAAAAAGAGTATAAAACTGATGACTACTATAAAGAGGTAATACGAAATAATAAAGTTGTCCTTGATCAAAGAAAGACAAAAAATAATATTGCCCCTGTTGGGTTACTAGGAGTAACTGGGAATACAGAAACTTCAGATGCATCATATGATTACGTATATAAAAAACCAACCCAGGAACCAGTATATAAAGAAAAACAAAAAGAATACATCCCTACCAAAGCAGTTAAACTAGAAAGGAAACCTATAGAACTTATAATCCCTGAATCTGATAGGACACTTGACAGGTATAACAATACAATGCAAGTTTTACGTAGTGTCCAACAAGACGATCGAGATAGGCAAGGACCTAAAGTAGTTAAAGCTCCTAATTTTAAATCTGGAGGGTATATTATAGGAGGATTAAAGAACAGAGTGCTATACAATAAAGCTAAGTATAAAAGATAAATTTATACTTTTTAACTATAAGTAAACCAATACCTTTGTATATATGGCAACCAAACAGAACGAAGAAAAGCTAAGTATTTCAGACATTACATTCGACGATTTTATCGGGGATGGTCTAGAAACAAAAGAAAATGAAAGTGAAAGTGCTTCTAACGAACTTGATAACGATTCTAAGAAAAGGTCTCCTAAGAATGAAGACCTGGACGAAGAAGATGTCAATTCGGAAGAAGATTCTAATGAAGACGATGACGAGGAAGGAGAGGAAGAATCTCCTAAACCGTCTAGAAAAAATTCAAAAGAAGAACAAGACGACTATGATGTAAATGAAGGTGACTCTGACGAAGACTCAGACTCTTCAATTGCACGGTCTATTGCAAAGGCACTAGGCTATGACCTTGAAAATAATTATGCTGATACTGAAGAAGGATTAGTAGAGTTTACTAAGGATATTGCTCAAAACATTGCTGAAGATCAAATTCAGGAGTTGTTTTCTCAATTCCCTTTAATTCAAAAGCATCTAGATTATGTTCTAGCAGGTGGAGACTCTGAGCAATTCTTCCAGGCTTACAATCCAGGAATGGACTATAGC